TGCTACGAAAGCCTCTCATAAGATGTTAGAGCTAAGTCAATCAGCTAAAAGTGAGTATGTCCAACTTGAAGCCAGTAAAGATATACTAGACAGAGCAGGGTATAAGCCTATAGAGAAGTCCATGAGTTTAGTCAGTGGTAACATACAAGTAAGTATAGATTTGACATGACTGCCTGCTTAGGTTTATGCTGTGTGTATAGAGTAAAGACAATAGGGGTGGGGGGTAAAAAGTTGCATAGTACACTACAACAACCACCCTTACAAACAATAATATTCAAAAAGGCTCGTAATGGCTAAGACACCTGCATGGACAAGAAAAGAAGGCAAGAATCCTAAAGGTGGGTTAAATGCTAAGGGTCGTGCCTCATATAAAGGTGGCACATTAAAACCTCCAGTAAAATCAGGTGATAATCCTAGACGTGCAAGTTTTCTTGCTCGAATGGGCAACATGAAAGGACCAGAGAGAGATGCTAAAGGAAAACCTACTCGTTTATTACTATCGCTTCGTGCATGGGGTGCTTCGTCTAAAGCAGATGCTAGAGCAAAAGCTAGAGCTATTAGTAAACGAAATAAAGCCAAAAAGAAGTCTAAAGGATAAACTTAACCAACTAGAAAAGGAGAGAGCTATGCCAATGGGTAAAGGAACATACGGAAGCAAAAAAGGAAGACCTGCTAAAAAGAATGGTGGTCTTACTAAAAAGCAAAAGACATTACCTACAAAGCTGAAGAAAAAAATTATGGCTGCTAAAAGTAAAGGTTACTAATGGCAAAGTCACGAGTTAATGAAGCAGGTAACTATACCAAGCCAACAATGAGAAAGGCTTTATTCCAAAGGATTAAAGCAGGAACTAAAGGTGGCAAAGCAGGTCAATGGTCTGCAAGAAAAGCACAAATGTTGGCTAAACAATATAAAGCAAAAGGAGGAGGCTACAGATGAAGAAAGCACTTACTGATAGACAAAAGGCAACACTCAAACGTCATGCTAAACATCATACTGCAAAGCATATGGCTAGTATGAGAAAAGATATGATGGCAGGAATGTCGTTTACAGCCAGTCATAAGAAAGCTATGAAAAAAGTTGGAAAGTAATGGCTGACCCTAAAGTAGGTACTGGTAAGAAACCAAAGGGTACTGGTCGCAGACTTTACACAGATGAGAACCCTAAAGATACTGTATCTATAAAATTTGCTACACCTGCTGATGCTCGTGCAACTGTTCGTAAGGTTATGAAGATAAAAAAACCTTATGCTCGTAAGATACAGATACTAACTGTTGGAGAACAAAGAGCAAAGGTTATGAAGAAAAGAGCAGTTGTAAATATTTTTAAAAAAGGTAAAGATACTTTGAGGAAACAAAAGAATGTCACTTAGTAAATCACAAAGGTCGCTTCGTGCTTGGACAAGACAGAAATGGAGAACCAAATCAGGTAAACCTAGTACACAAGGGAGTAAAGCAACTGGCGAACGTTATTTACCTGAAGCAGCGATTAAGGCTCTTTCTGCCTCTGAATACGCCAAGACTTCGGCTGAAAAGCGTAAGGCAACTCGAAGAGGAAAACAAGTTTCTAAACAGCCAAAAGCGATTGCTCGAAAAACGAAGAAGTTTAGAAGTTTTAGCTAGGTTTAAGTAATGACATTTCTACACACATTAAAACCTGAAGAACGAAGAATACTGCGTTTAGTTGTAAAGAGAGTACATCTTAAACATCACCCTGAACAATTTTGTACAGACTTAGAAGCCGATAAGGTTATTGCTGCTATTGGACCTGAAACAGTTGATAAGTTATTAAGGGTAGGAAAGAACACAAAGATTGATAGAGTTTAAATATAAACCTGATGGAGATGTCCTTAAAAGTTTTATGAAAGATAATACTTTTTTTCGTGGCATAAGAGGTCCAGTTGGTAGTGGTAAGTCAGTTGCTTGTAGTATAGAAATATTTAGAAGAGCCTTGATGCAAGAACCTGATAAGTCAGGTAAAAGAAAAAGCAGATGGGCAATCATAAGAAATACTAATCCACAACTTAGAACAACAACAATTAAGACTTGGCTTGATTGGTTTCCAGAACAAGACTGGGGTAAGTTTGCATGGTCAGTTCCATATACTCATAATATAACAGCAGGTGATCTTGAGATGGAGGTTATTTTTCTTGCACTTGATAGACCTGAAGATGTTAAGAAACTATTATCTTTGGAACTTACTGGGGTGTGGGTCAATGAAGCAAGAGAGATACCTAAATCAATCATAGATGCTTGTACTATGAGAGTTGGTAGATATCCTTCTGTTAAAGATGGTGGTGCAACTTGGTCAGGTGTTATTTGTGATACGAATAGTCCTGAAGAAGATCATTGGTGGTCAATAATGAGTGGTGCTGTGCCAGTACCTGATCATATATCTATTGAAGAAAGTCGTATGTTAATTAAACCTGACAACTGGCAGTTCTTTACACAACCAAGTGGAATGATTGAAGTTAAAGATGATGATGGTACTGTTATTAATTATGAGCTAAATGATAAAGCAGAGAATAGAAAAAATATTTTAGAATCTTATTATCCTAATCTTGTGCAAGGTAAAACGAAGTCTTGGATAGATGTATATGTAATGAATAGGCTTGGTTCTATACAAGATGGTAAACCAGTTTATAATATGTTTGTTGCAGATACTCATGTATCAAAAGAAGAAATACCAGTAGCAGATGGTGTGCCACTATATATTGGACTAGACTTTGGTCTTACACCTGCTGCTGTTTTTGGTCAAAAGGTTCGTGGTCGTTGGCTTATCTTACAAGAACTTGTAGCCTTTGACATGGGTATTGTTAGATTTGCAGAACTGTTAAGATCAGAAATAGCAACACGTTATGGTAATCTTGAGATAAATATTTATGGTGACCCTTCAGGTGACTTTAGATCGCAAACTGATGAAAGTACGCCTTTTCAAGTTTTAAGAGGTGCAGGATTGATGGCTAGACCTACAACAAGTAATGATGTAGCACTAAGAATAGAGTCTGTTTCTACAGTTTTAAATAGAATGGTAGATGGTCAATCAGGGATTTTAATTGACTTTAGGTGTAAAGAATTGGTAAAAGGATTTGAGGGGGGTTATCAATATCGAAGACTCCAAGTATCAGGAGAACGATATGAAGATAAACCTCTAAAGGATAGATACTCACATATCCATGATGCTATGCAGTATCTTATGTTGGGTGCAGGTGAGGGAAGGCAAGTGTTAGGTATGAATAAAAAGTTAGAAACATTTAACGCAAGAGTTGACTATGATGTATTTCAAAGAAAAGCAAAACCTGCAAGAAGACAAGGTTTATGGGCAAGAATGTAAAGGAGTAAATTATGTGTCTACCAAGTAGAAGTCCAAGTCCACCTCCTCCAACTAAAGAGGAAACAGAAGCTAAACTAGAAAGAGAAGCAGCAAAAGAAACTGCTACTGCTGAAAGAAAAGATGCAAGACAAGATGTGCTTGAACAAAATATTACAAGACAAAGAAGAGGTACTGGGAGAAGATCACTCTTAAGAGGCTCAGGTGGTGGCATAGGTTTTTATAACGAGTATCAAGACTAATGCACGAAAAAACTGCTGATATAATGATTCAAAAATATGAGAAGGCTCTTGCCATAAGGCGAGAGTTTGAAGAACTCTATGATGAGATTTTTGAATATTGTTTGCCACAAAGACAAGGGTTTAAAAATTATTCTGCAGGTCAAAGAAGAGATGATAAAATATTTGATGAAACTGCTGTAGTTGGAATACAAGAGTTTGCATCAAGACTTCAATCAGGACTAACTCCTAACTTTGCAAGATGGGCAGACTTTGTTACTGGTCAAGAAGTTCCTGAAGAAGAAAGAGATGATATTAATAATGCACTAGATGAGGTGACAGATTATGTATTCGAAGTATTGCAAACATCAAATTTTGCCCAAGAAATACACGAGTGCTTTATCGACTTGGCTTTGGGTACTGCTGTACTTTGTGTCATGGAAGGTGATGCTGTTAATCCTATTCGTTTTCAATCTATACCTTTGCCTCATGTTGTTTTAGATACTGGACCTGATGGCATGGTAGATCATGTCTACAGAGAACGTATGATCAATAATGAAGATATTATGATTGCATATCCTAATGCAGTCTTAACATCTAATATGTTAAATAGAATACAAAATAATCCTGAATCAAAAACTAAAATACTTGAAGTATCTTGTAAGTTATATGACAAACCAAATGAAGAAAGATATTCTTATATGGTTATAGATGTAGCTGATAAACAAATGATTATGCAAGAAACTTATGAAGGTGTTGGCTCTAATCCTTTTATAGCTTTTAGATGGAGTAAAGCATCAGGTGAAGTCTATGGCAGAGGTCCTGCAGTTAATGCTTTAAGTGCAATTAAAACTACAAACTTAACTATAGAACTTGTATTAGAAAATGCACAGATGGCTATATCAGGTATTTATCAGATAGATGATGATGGTGTTATTAACGTAGATACAATAAATCTTTTGCCCGGAACTGTCATTCCTAAAGCACCTAATACACAAGGACTACAGCCAATTAGAACAGCAGGTTCATTTGACGTAGCTAATTTAGTTTTAAATGATATGAGAAATAATATTAAACGAGCATTATATAATGATATGTTAGGTGATCCAAATAGAACACCTGCCTCTGCAACAGAGGTGGCAGAAAGAATGGCTGACTTATCAAGAAAGATTGGCTCTGCTTTTGGTAGGCTACAAGCAGAAATGGTACAACCAGTTTTACAAAGAATAGTTTATATTCTTAAGAAACAAGGTCGTATTGAAATGCCAACTGTTAATGGAAGAGAAGTAAAGATAAGAAGTGTATCTCCATTGGCACAAGCACAAAGCAATCAAGATATAGTTTCTTTAAATAGATTCTTACAAACAGTTGCAAATACTTTTGGTCCTGAGATATTGAACATACTTATATCTTCAGAAGAAACTGCAATATATCTTGCTAAAAAGTTTGGTGTACCTGATAAACTAATTCGTGATGCTGATGAAAGGCAACAGTTAGTTCAGATGGCACAACAGATGCAACAACAAGGAGGATTACCACAAAATGCAACCGAAGCACTTGGGGGTTGATGGATTCCCACGAAGCAAAGAAAAAGATAAAATAATATCTCAAAATGTACAATCTTTGTTTAAGACACCTACTGGTCAAGAAGTTTTAAAATATTTAAAGTCTGTAACTATAGAAGCAGTATCAGGCAGTAATATTTCAGATGCCGAACTTAGGCACTTGGAAGGGCAACGATATCTCGTTGCTTTAATAGTCAAAAGAATCAATCATGCAATGAGGTTAAAAAATGAATGAAGAACAACAAGTAACACAAGAATCTGCTACTGAGCCTACATCAGATGTGATAAGTAATCCTCCCACAACTGAATCAGTAGCAGACCCAGTAGCCACACCTAGACCTGAAGGCTTACCTGAAAAGTTTAATTCATGGGAAGATATGGCTAAGTCATACTCTGAGTTAGAGTCTTGGAAAGGTAAAAAAGAAGAAGATATTAAAAATGGTTTGCTACAAGAATTAGAAACTGAAGCATATTCTAATAGACCTGCTAGTGCAGGTGATTATAAAGTACCTGAAATACTAGATGAAGCTGAAGCAGCAACTAATCCTCTTCTTAAATGGTGGGCAGACTATTCTTGGAATAATGGATTATCACAAGAAGAGTTTGATGAAGGTATACATAAATGGGCAGAACATACTCCACAACCTAATCTTGATGAAGTGAAATCTTCATTAGGTGATAATGCAAATGCAAGAGTTGAATCTGCACAGTTATTTATGCAAAAGTTTTTTCCTGCAGAGATGCAAGATGCTGTAGCACAGCTTGGCACAAGTAAAGAAGGTATTATGGCATTAGAACTAATACAAGAAAAAATGAAAGGTATAAATCCACAACAAGAAGTATCGCAACCAAGTCAACTAACACAAGGTGATCTTGAAGCAGCAATGCGTGATCCTAGATACTGGGATAATAAACAAAGAGATATGAATTATGTTAGAGATGTCGAAGCCAAGTTTAAGAAACTTTATGGGTGAAGGTGTTTATGATGGCTTTAGTATAGCTAAAGCTACATCTGAACACGCTAACATATTACAACATAATTTAAGAGATAGTGATGTACGAGAATGTATAATACATGGTGCATCACCTTTTCGTGCTTTGATGTCAGGTGTAAGAGAAAAAGGTGAGAACTATACTTGTATTATAGATGGTCAGCCTATCTGTATGTTTGGTGTTAATCCAATCATGGATATGATGATAGGAAGAATATGGCTACTTGGTAGTTATGAGATAGAAAAAAGAGGTCGTAAGTTTATAAGATGGTCACAATCTATAGTAAATTATTATCAAGAACAGTATTATCAACTAGAAAACGTAGTACCTGCAGATCATAAACATACTATAGATTGGCTACAGTTTTTAGGTTTTGAGTTAATGACACCACCTATAAAATTAAATAGTTTTAAGGTTTTTCGATTTGTTCGTTGCAAAGGTGATAAAATTTTGATAAATAAAGAAGAACAGCCTATTCAATGTTGATAGCCCTATTGGATAACTAGATGACACAAAGAGTAGATAACTGGAAATGTAAATAACTTTTAATAGGAGAGTGTAATGGCTAACACAATAGATCAAGCCTTTATTACGCAGTTCGAAACAGAAGTTCATTTAGCTTATCAGAGAATGGGCAGTAAACTTAGAAATACTGTTCGTACAGTAAGTAATGTGAATGGAAACACAGTAAGATTTCAAAAGATTGGTACTGGAACTGCAACTACTAAGTCCAGAAATGGACAAGTAACACCAATGGAACTAGCTCACACTAATGTAAGTGTAACAATGCAAGACTTTTTTGCTGCAGAGTTTATCGACAAGTTAGATGAGTTAAAGACTAACATTGATGAAAGACAAGCAATAGCAACAAGTGCTGCTGCTGCTCTAGGTCGTAAGACTGATGAGTTGCTATATACAGCTATGGATTCAGGTGCTAACTCATCTCAAATCCATGATACTGGCTCAGCAATAGAAAAAGCTGATTTGTTATCATTGTTTGAAACTTTTGGTACTGCTAATATCCCTGAAGATGGACAAAGATATTTAGCTATGCACCCAAAAGGATATGCTGACTTATTTTTAATTAATGAGTTTGCATCATCAGACTTTGTTGGTGAGCAAAACCTACCTTTTGCAGGTGGTATGACAATGAAAGAGTTCTTAGGATTCAAGATATTCTCAACTGCTGCAATCACAGCAGGTAAGAATATTGCCTATCATACAACTGCTATAGGTCTTGGTATTGGTGCAGATGTAACAACAGAACTAAATTATGTCGCTGAAAAAGTATCACACTTGGCAACTTCAATGATGTCAATGGGTGCTACTGTCATTGATGACAATGGCGTATATGAAGTTCTTGATAACAATTCATAAGGAGTAGATTATGGCTTTAGATTTAAGTAACTTAACACGACTAGCAGGTGGTAGTGGTGTTAATCTATGGTACTACACCTCAAATGATGCTTTATCTGTAGTAAGAGCAGCGAACTACTTTTCTACAGCAGATGCAACTGGTGGTGAGATGAATGGTCAATCAGCATTAGGAATGATGAAAGAAGGTGATGTCGTTCTTATATGTGATGCTAATTCAACCCATAAAACTTTATCTGCTACAGTAGTTAAATCTGTATCAGCCACAGCAATAGACTGTGGTGATGGTTCAGACTTAAGTACAGCCGATAGCGATTAAAAGGGAGGGGGAGTAATCCCCCTCATCTTATATGACAACAAGTACTGCAGCAAATTCAGCAATCGACATAGCTTCAAGAGCATTAATACTTATTGGTGCAGAGCCTATTACAAGTTTTGGAGATGATAGTAGCGAAGCA